CCCCTACATTCTTAGCAACTGGTAAGGTTCTTAACACTCCAACTACTCCTGCAGGCACTGCAATATGGACTCGCTACGCATGGGGAGAGAGAGGAAAAGTAGGTGGTGAGGATTATCGAGCAGCTAATAAACTTATCCTCAAACCTGATACACAATATGCGGTAGTATTTACCGCAATAGGTGATTCTAATAAAGCCCAAGTATGGTTAAACTGGGCAGAATTAAAAAAGGAGATTGAGTAAAATGCAAATTGAATTTGGAGGAATAATACTAGAAATTGGTAGTGACAAGAGAGCTAAGGTGGAAGCGAAATCTGACTTCCTACTAGCGGCAGAGCGTGGGGATGCTTTCATCTGGACAAGAGAAACCGCTGTCTTTACCGCACTTGACACAATACTCTGTGTAAGGAATGATAATCCTAACAAGGCTCTCCATATCGAGAAGGTTATATTGGAAAGTAGCCATGCTATTACAGAAATAGAGATGCATAGAATTACTGCTGCATATACATCTGCTGGAACTGTGGTTGTTGGCACTAATCTTCTACCTGGTGGTGGTGCGGCAGAAGCATCAGGTGTAGCGGATGAGACTGGTAATACCCAAGGTACTGTAATTGAAAGGCGAGTTATCCATGCAAGCATACCTGTAGAAATTAACTTCAAAGGTTCAGTAAAGCTAAACAATGCTCAGGCTTTTGGTATTGATTCTACACTTGGAGACGACTGGATATATGCTTCTATCTGGGGCTACTTCAAATAAGGAGGTAATATGAAGACAAGATTACAAATGAGAGCTGACCTGAGGACAGACTTAAAAGATTCTGGCGCACTTTGGACTGACCTGGAACTTAACCGTTGCATAGAGAGGTCACATTCTGATGCTAGCAGATTCATTCCGAGACAGAGAAACTATGTAGAAACTCTGGTGTTTGCAGTGACTGATGATGAAGTTACCTTTCCTAAGGATACTGATACTGACAGTGTGCTAGTTGCGGAAGACCTCAATGCAGTAACAGATGGTTCTAATACATCTGTCAATGGGCAGCCTGATGTGCCAAGACCTTTGACTCTCACTATCACTGACGGCAGCAACTCTATAACTGGATTAACTGTCTCCATATATGGTACTGGTGCAGATGAACTAGCAGCCAGCGAAACATTCCACTGGCTTAGAGGTGACAGTAAAACCATTCCTGGTAAGGTCTACTTCAAGAATGTCTTTATGATATATGTAGACCAGATAGATGGTCAGAATGCAGGAGACACACTATCCATAGGCTGGGGTTTATATACTGATGTATGGGTCAGTCTAGCCAACAGTCCAGTGAAGAGTGGGACAGACTCTGCTACTGGTGACGATGATGCGGCAGTTGTGAGGGATACTGACTACCGAATTGATTACCAGAATGGCAGAGTAAAGGCAATAGCTGATGGAGACGTAGCTGCGGAAGAGGCATGTACTTTTGCATATACAAAGAATCAGACCACTATTAACCTCAGCAACATACCTGACTTTATCCGTCACAATCAGGTGGAATATCCAGTTGGTAATGTTCCTATATCTAAATGTTCTGCAGACATACAAGGAAACCAACTGATGATTACTGGGGATGATGAGACTGGCGAACAGGTATCCCTTATGGCAGGTAAACAGATTAGAATATCTTATGATGCATTTCATCAGTATCCCAATGACTTTGCCCCTGGTACTGTTCCTGAATTCTTAGAGGACACTGTTATCCAGGCAGCCGCAGCTTATGCTCTGTTGATATATTCTCTCAAAGCAGAGCATCAGGCATCAACCGACTTAGACACTGCCCGTACTGCAATTGCAGCTGCCCAAGATACTCATGAGGTAATATCTACTGCACTGGGTAAAGTGATTAAGTATCTTGACAGCAACACTAGTGATGATAATGCAGATGCAGCTAAGTTACTTCTACAGATTACTACAGATATAGCTAATCTAAGGACAGCCATATCTGGTGGTCTTGATGCTGCCAATACTTACCTTGATGCAGTAGCAGGTGATGTAACTAGTGCTGATGGAGTAAGAGCAAAATATATTGATACCGTAAACTATGTAGCTGGGGGTACTGAGCCTGACATCTTAGCATACCTTACCTCTGGTGATGCTCTTATCAACAGTATAGCCAAAGGTGGTGAGAATGAGAAGACTCCTGAAACCTATGCTCTATTCGCTAAGATTACAAAAGAAGCACTGATTGGTACATTTGAGAACGACCGTAAGATGTATTTGCAAAATGCTACTATCAGAACTAACGCTGCCTTAGCCTTTGTGCAGGAAGCTGCTCAGAGATTAGCTAACCTGAGAACTTACATGGAGCAGTCTGCTGCGTATGTAGGAATATCAAATACCTTTGCGAGAGAAGCGGAGGATAGACTAGCAGAACTTAATGCATTTCTTACCCAGGCTAGCAGGTCATATGAGGCTGCAAATGCGGACTTACTAGTGGCTGACAGGTTTAGAACAGAGGCATTGGGCAGAAGGGATGAGGTCTGGACTATATGGAGGGACAGGAAACAATACATTGGTGATTTCTCTTCATCTAGTATGAGCCAGATGAAATAGCCTGTCCAGGAGGACAGGACCTCCTTAATTAGGGTAAAGGGAGAGAGGACTTGCCACCTTCTCTCCCTTCCCTGTTTTTACTTTAGTCTTGTTTACTGACAGGACTGAAGATTTTATTTAGCTCCTTGGCAGATATATCTTGCCACCATATTCTTAAAGAAATAAATCCCAGATTGATTTCCAGAACAAAGCGGTTGAATTGGATGTCAATACCAATTTCAATTCTACCTAAGTCGATACTAATAATGAAAGCCATGTCTGGAACTACCTTAGGCGTGATTTCAAAGAAGTGCCACAAAAGTGAATAACTTACCAATCGGAAGGTATAATCCTTTATTAGCCACTTAAAATACTTTTTCATTTTACTCCCACCTGAATGTTTGCTTGACTTCAAAAGGAACTCTAAAGCCTGGTATGTTCTCTATCTCCTCTTTTGGTATCTGCTTCTCCACATCACCATCCCAGGTGATTGAGTCATGTACTGTAACAGCCATGACAGGAGGTCCTAGCCTCCTATTCCTACACAATATAATTGCTCTTTTGATAATCTCTCCATCAGAGCCAAGGATAGAATAATTAACTGCCTTTCTCTTTATCGCATCCTCACCTTCTACATCAGTCGGTAGCTTAATCCTTCTATCAAAAACAGTAGGTAGTGCCCAACCATCTTTTAATCCTTCTCTCTGAGCATACTGAATCCAGTCAGCAGCACCAGGATATGCTCTAAACCATTTCTCAAGCAAGTCCTCACACATATTCCTATTACGTGTTTTCAGTTGCTCCATTAGTGTCTGTGCAGTAGCTCCATATATGACTGCAAAGTTAGCCACTTTAGCTAGCTTTCTCGGTACATTCATAAGATTAGCAGTATGCTGATGTATGTCTGCCAACTTCGGGTCAGGATTATATAACACTTTAAGCATCTCCCTATCCTGACTGTTATTAGCTAAAATATAAAGATGTTCTCTACTATAATCTCCTGTGGTAAATAATCCATTGTCAGGCATTAGCATGAATCTGGCTCCTGGGTCACCAGTTTCTTTATCTTCACCTGGAATATTCTGAATATTTCTATTGCGACTGTTAAGCCTACCAACCAATGTATCTAGATAGTATTCTGTATAAAATCTATCCTCCCCTGCTAGCGGTACAAGGTAAGTCGATAAGAACTTTGCTTTCTTTCTAAACGCTATAACTGCCGCAGCCATAGGGTCATCTATGAACTCGAGGTCACCTGTTCTAGTTCTCAGTTGCCTCTTATTCTTAGTAAATTTGAGGAAGTTACCTCGTTTAGCAAGAATATAACCTACCTGCTTAGGGCTGCTAGGTTTGTCTACTCCATAGCTTTTTACTTGGTTACTGTAGAATTCTACTTCCTTTGTATATGTATCTTCTAACTCCTGCCTTGCCTCTTGGTCTATTGCAATTCCGTGCATAGATATGTCGAGAAGAATAGGCAACACTTCCATTTCAACTTTGAAGTACTCCCCATATCTTTTTCTTATCCTCTCCCTCCACTCAATGTAAAGTCTATAAGTAGCTTTGGTGTCTAACTGGCAATGGTTAGCTAGAACCATAGGATTCTTCTTAATCAATTCTAGATTATCTTTACATCCATTGTCCTTGAGAATCTTACCCATAGGTTCTGTGTGTAGCCCAAACTCGTCTGCCAATATTGATAACTTTGTTTCCTGGTAACCCAACAGCCTTGCAGCTATATTAGTGTCGAAGATGTTTTCTCTATCCAGTGAATTTCCTACTATAGGAATCAGAGGAAACACTCCCATATCAAACATCCAGTTATACGCAATCTTTACAATCTGAATATCTGACAGGAATCTTTTTAACTCCTCCAATCCTTTACTTGGCAGCGTAGGTTCGAGTTCAAAATAAAAACTCTCATCTGGTGAGAACGCAATGCCTATCCCAAGTGGGTGGCGTTCATCTAAACTTATTGTCTCAACATCTATTGCAACTGCACCTGGTCTGTGTTCCATCCAGTATTGCCACCGCTTCTCTCCATCTGCGTCTGGATAACCGTAGTATAATACTGACATTTATTCTCCTTGTGGCTTTCTCATTATAATTATATCCTCATCCGATACGACTTCCCAACCTCTCGCCTTGTATATGTGGCTATATACAGAACCAGGAGCCTGCCACTTAAACCACTCATTAGGATTCTGTTCAAACCCAACTCTCTTACACGCATCTACGGCAGCTTGACTTAGAGGAACACGTTGACGTTTCTCCATGTGGTCTTTAACTACTATGGTCATTGTACCTCCAGGCTTCAGAGTAGCAAAACACTTAGCATAGACTTCCTCCATCTTCTGCGCCCACATAAAGTCATTCATCAGCCCCATGTTGAGAGGCGAAGTAAAAGTATACTCCGCCATGTCATAGTTTGTCTTCTCACTGGTAAGTTTATCCTTCCCCTTTGACTTCATAATGCCTGCGTAAGGAGGAGAGAATATGATGTGGTCTGCCCAGTTAGGTATTGGTAATATATTCTGGCATGGGGAGTTAATGAGCATGATGAAGTTCTCACTACCTGGAGCAATCTCTGATATTTTATCTCTTGCAAACTGTTGTAACTCACTAAACTTTGGGCTAATCTCAATATTGATAATTGTTCTGCTAACTAACGCACCTACCATTAGAGTTCCTGTGCCAGACATGGGGTCAAGTATAGTCTGTCCAGGTTCACTTATATACTCAATACATGCCTGGATTAAGAATACATTAGCCTTTGCACTGTGTTTATTGACTTCCAGCGGAAACATTCTCTTCCGATACTCTGCGTCAGACGGAAATAAAATCCAACCTTTGTCATTTCTTTCATAATCTTCTGCGAACTGTTTCACTTTGATTCCCTCCCATTCTCCATAAAACTTTTAATTGCTTCTGCTTGTTTGTCATATACATAACTAGTATAGATACTTGATACTTCAACTGGGCGAAATAATGTTAACTGACAATGACCTCTTTTAATAGTCATTATTACTTCTACTTCACCGTTTTGATAGTCACTGTCTTCATCACCTTGTAATTTTACTATGTCTCCTACTTCGCTCATATTGTTCTCCCTAATGCTGCCAGTAGATTTTTAGCAATAGTACTTCCTATACCTTCACACTCAGACAACTCATTCACACTTGACATAGTAAGGTCTATTAAGTTCACATATTTATCACTCAGTGCCCTGGCTTTCTTTTCTCCAATTTTTAATTTATACACATCTGAAAGATAAATCAATGCCTTCATTAGCGGTTCTGGTTCCTTCAGATATATCTTAGGTCTGATAACTCTAGTCAATGTGGAGTGACTTTCGGGTGGTTTCTGCTCATTCTTATAAATGGTTAGCAGTAGTCTGGAAGACTCAACCCAGTTAGTAGTCCAGTATGTAGGTATTCCTGACATTTCTAGCCTATGCAACCACACATAGAGCATGGATGCACTGACTGCTGAGAAGCTATGTCCTTTCTCAATATGTCCATTCGGTTGTACTTGGTAGCAGTACAGCTTACTTCCAATTTCTCTCACTGATGCCTTCACTGGTGAGTGGTCTTGAATCTTAATTCCTTGAATAGGAAGAGGCGAAATCCAACCTTCCACCAACTGAAAATTATGGTCTGCATTTGGGTAGTAATCAGCAAGTTGTCTTTCCGCCTCATCTATATTTCCTATCAATTCTCCAGCTTGCTTCCTGCTAAACTGGAATGTCTCACCAATGAAGTTGCCAAAGAAGAAATCAGACCTGTGAGTTCTATTTAGTGGAGATTCTACAGTAGTAACTGACTGCCTCATGAGTTTTATCATATTTGCAGGTTCGTGTTCGTCAACTAATATCACAGCTAGTTTCCTTTCTTTGTATCAGTAATAATATTTAGTTCTTGTTGCCCTTTACCTTCTCCACTAAATCATCATCTTCCTTTTCATCCTCTTCCTTTATTTCCTTTTCAGGTCGTAAATCTCTGGCGATTCGCTGCTGGTCTCGAGCATCTCTTCTACCGCCATAATCTGATTGACTGCCCTCGGGTGCTGGCTTCTCAGGACCTTTAACAGCTGCTAATCTTTCAGCCGAGGGAGGCGGAACACTAAGAGTTTCAGTTTTCTTTTTCTTTTTTGCATTATCCAGTCCAGGTTTGCTTGGAGTAACTTCTTTAATCTCTA